GGACAACACTATTTCAAAAATTACAAAACAAATAGGGAAGGCGAAAACAAAATTAGACTTAGCAACAATCGGTCCAATCGAATGGGTGACACCAATCGCTGAAAAGAAAACAGCACCGGGCGCATACGCGTACGGATTGATCGATCCAGTAATACGGGATCGCTATTGTGGGCGCGATGCCGTATCGACTGCGAGGCTAGCCGAATTGTTTGAGGAACGTCTTTCAGACAGCCCAAATTTAGAAACGGTATGGCGTGAAATAATGCAGCCTACCGCAACCGCAATTGAGTATGTAGAGCGTTGGGGAATTGGCGTAGACAAGCAACGTATAAAAAGTTTTAACGATTCGACGAACGCGCAATTAGCCGACGTTTTAGAACGGCTGTACGCTGATGGGGAATGGAACATCAATTCAACAAACGAGATGCAGAAGTTTTTGTATGAAAAACATAAACTGCCGGTTGTGAAAAAAACTGCAACCGGGGTTGCGTCTACGGACAAGGCAACACTTGAGGCATTAGCGCGGAAACGCTTGAACAAAGATCAAACACAGGCACTTCAAGATCTGCTAGAATTTAGAAAGCTAAACAAACTTCACTCGACGTACTCTAGCCGGTTCGAATCGTTCATACGCGATGACGGGCGCGTGCATCCCTCGTTCAATCTTACCGGGGCGCGTAGTGGGCGTATCTCATGCAGCTACCCAAACGTCCAACAAATTCCTAGAGCGTCCACCCCATTAGGCGCGATGGCGAGAGACTGTTTTGTCGCTCCCAAAGGACGCACCCTAGTTCAGCTAGATTACTCGCAACTTGAATTGCGCGTAGTTGCGATGCTTTCACAAGATGAAAAAATGGTAGAAGTTTTCAAGAGCGGTAAAGACTACCACCTAAGAACTGCGCAGCTTATTTCAAAATCTGCATGGGGTATTGAAGAAAGCGAAGTGACTAAGGTACACCGCACTGCGGCAAAATCTGTAAATTTTGGGCTGCTCTACGGCATGGGGTTGGGCACCCTCGCAAAAACTATCGGGTGTACGGTTCCTGAAGCGGAAAAAATACAGAATGCAATTTTTGGCAGTTTTCCGAGGATGAAAAAATGGTGTGATCAGCAACTACGAATCGCGAGAACTGAGGGCGTAACGTATACGTACTGGAATAACGAGCGGGCGCGCGTACGTCCCATGTTCAATATCGCGCACCAAGACGACTATCTGCGCAGCAAGGCAGAAAACGGATCGTGGAACACCCCCGTACAAGGCAGCGCGTCGGATTTTTGTTTGGCATCGCTTGCTAGGTGTGTGCAGTTTATCCTAAAGAATAATTTTCCGGCCAAGCTAGTTTTGACGGTTCATGATTCACTTTTATTTGAGGTGGACAGAAAAAAAACGACAGAACTTATAGACACGATGCGGGGTCTTATGACAGATTGGAACACGCACGGAGTACCGATTTTGGTGGATGCTGAAATCGGGGATACTTGGGGCAATTTGACAGAACAAAAATGAGTGCAAAAAAAGAACATTGGAGGGAGTTGAAGAAAAAACGAAAAGCAAACAGCTATCAAAAAAGATTACAGAAAAAAAGATTACAAGAAAAACAAAACAAGGAAACGCAACAAGATGACAGACGAGTTTTTACAGAAGGTGATCAATATTGATCCCTTAGATCTTGACGATCACTTTAGACGGCTACCCGCTGAACTGGCGTACTACAACGCGCAATACGCAGAAGCCTACGCAAGACAGCTTGACGCAAAGCGCCAGCTAGAGCGCACGCACGCGGAGACATACCACCTTGTGTTGCAGGGCGAAAAAAAGATGACAGTGCAGGCGATCAACGCCGCAATCGAAGAGGACGAAGTGTATAGCCTAGCAAAAAAAGAGCTAGTAGACGCAGAATCAGAAAAGCAGAGACTACGTGGAAAAGTTGAAGTAGTCTCTGCAAAGAAAGAAATGTTAATCAGTCTTGGGGCGCATATACGCTCTGAGATGCACACACAGAATTACGGAATAAAGGGAGAATAGAAAACATGACAAGCCTAGTAAAATATGGGTCGTTCAATTTGGGAGCGCTCGAAAAACAAAACACAAAAATAGAAAATACAACGTCATCATCGGGCGCGGATTTCATGAAACTAGGCGAGGGGCGTCATCGCGTGCGCTTTGTACCCCCTCGTGCAGGAGACGCAACCCCATTCAAAGTTGTTGTCGAGCATTTTTTGAAAGCAAAGAACGGACAGCGTGCAGTGTTTGCGTGCCCTCGAAATTCCGATACGCCTACAAAGTGTCCTGCGTGTGAAGAATTTTTCAAGTTGCATGGGTCAAGTAATCCGCTTGATAAAGACGAGGCCCGAAACTACAAAGTCAGGACGCGCATATACGCGAATGTGCGTGACAGGGGCAAGCCTGAGACTGTGCGTATTTTAGCTTTTCCAAGAACCGTTTGGGATGGCATTTTGCGAATCGCAAAAGATAGCGAAGAAGGGGGGGATTTTGTTGACCCTACTGAAAGCGGTTTTGACATGATTATTACGCGTAAGGGTACGACGATGACAGATACCAAGTATACGGTGACCCCCTCGCGTACGGGGTCTGCTCTTGCGGAAAGTTCCGAGGAACTCGAAGAATTCATCGAAACACAGTACGATCTAGACCGCTACGCGCACGTGCCTTCGCTTGACGACGTACTCACGATGATGCAAACGGGTTACAAAGATCAGTCAGATACTACAGAGGTTAAAGCACTGCCCCCACCTAAGCAGTCCGACCAAGGTGGTGTGTACGATCTAGACGAAGACGACGTCCCTTATTGAGTTTTACGGTAGGTCCAGGGGTACTTTGTGCCCTGTTCATCACTCTAGCGCGGAGTGGGATCGCGGCGTCAGATCGGTGGGATGCCGATCATTAGTAGGGAGTCACTATGAAAAAGTTAATCGCAAGCTGTCTTGCACTTGCGCTGTGCGGATGTAGTGCATCCATGCTGCGCAGTTTCACAAAAGTTCTTGAAAAACGGAATCAGCAACACCAATGTTGCGAGTGTCCTAATGACAAGTGATGTTATTGCAACCGTAGTTGCGGCGCTAAACTCTAAAAAAAGCAAGGGCTCTGCGCGTACTCTTGCGGAGGGTTCAAACTCTGCGCTTGTTGAGTGTATTCCGACAGGTATTCTACCCCTAGACCATCATGTGATTGGTTGCGGCGGAATTCCGGTGGGCAGGGTCACTGAATTGTACTCTGAAGAGGGCGGGGGCAAAAGTTCATTAGTATACCAGATTATTTCGCAGACCCAAAAGCTAGGAGGAACTGCGATACTGGTCGAGACTGAAAACGCTTTGCATCCCGAGCGGGTTAAAGTTTTCGGAGTGGACCCTAAAAAACTAATCGTTATTGAGCCCGAGTATTTAGAACAAGCACTAGAGCAACTCACAGAAGTTTTTGAATCGCTACCCGAAGATGCAGGCCCGGTATTCATCGGGTGGGACAGCTTAGCGGCAACCCCCACGAAAGCCGAAATTGATGCGGGGTTGGTTGGTGGACAGGCTATAGCAGATAAGGCGCGCATTATGTCGAGGGCGTGCCGAACGTTGACAAGCTACGTTGCAGGTAAACGAATCGCGCTTCTTATAGTGAACCAAACACGCACCAAGATGGGTGTCATGTTTGGGGACAACACCATAACCCCCGGAGGCGCAGCGATGAAGTTTACTGCGTCTGTGCGTTTGCGTATTTCCGGGGGCAAGGCTGTTAAAGATGACAACGGGGACCACTTAGGAAAAGATATTTTGATCGCGGCCTGGAAAAACCGTCTTGCTCCGCCTTTCAACAAATGCCGCGTTAGACTAACATACGCGACCGGCTTTGATAACGAGTGGACTGTTTTAGATTTTGGAAAAGACCGAGGTGTAATAAAGCCAAGGTCGCGCGGTAAAAAAGCGTATGATGAAGTTCTAAAAAACATGGGGTGGGGCGATGACAAAAAGTAGTGCAACAAAAATTGCGTTTGTGGGAGATGTACATGTAGGCAACCATAAACGTTTTGGGGGTCCGCGCATCGCAGGTGTCAACCGGCGTTGCGATCAAGTTTTGAACGCTCTGAATGAAGCGGCCATGCACGCTGCAACAAACAGCGTTGACGCTTTTGTCATTCTCGGAGATTTATTTGATGCGCCAAACCCAAACCCTCAGATTTTGCGTAGAGTGCAGGACATCGTTGAGACAGTGCCCGCGATCATTTTGGCAGGTAACCACGATCAGTGCAGTGATGCGCCAAGAGACAACGCGCTAGGCCCCTTAGCGGCGGTTTGTGACGTGGTAGACTCCCCTGAACTTATCACAATCGGGGACACCGATCTTTTGCTAGTGCCCTACCAGTCGGGCAACTGCCGGGAGTGGTTACCAGAGCAAACAGCCAAGCTACTAAAAAATTCAAACAGCAAAAATAAGGTGTTATGTTTTCACGCAGGGATCATAGGCAAGGGAACCCCCGAATTTCTAAAAACTGCGGACGCTGCGATTACCGCTGGCGAGGTTTTTAGTATTTGCGCAGATGGCGGAATCGAGACAGCTTTTGCGGGACACTGGCACAACAAAAAAGTATGGGATTTCAAATCGAAAACCTGTGAGACGTGGCATAAAATAGTTCAAGCAGGTGCGCTAGTTCCTACCGGATGGAACAACCCTGGCTTAGACTACGGGACAATCTTTTACTACCGTACAACCCCAACACCTAAAGTTACAACGGAGCGTGTTAACGGTCCTCGATTTATTGATGCCCTTTTAGACGATGAGATAAGCTCATTTGCGGAGGATTCATTAAACCTAAACATGGGAGAAGTGAGCTTGTACGCGCGGCTGCATGTTGCTGCAACAGAAGTTGCATTAGGAAACACCATTCTAAAAGCGGGCATAGATAGTGAGGTGCTTTGTGATGGTGAATTAGTCATAAGCAAAAAAGAGGCTGATGAGGCTACAGTCAAAGCGGCGCGAGAAACGCAGTCGTCTGAAACGTTAGAGGCGGCGCTAGAGGCGTTCGTAAGTTTGATGGCGCTAAAACACATTGACGATTTTGACGCACCAGAAGCGCGCGACGAAATAAAAGAAAAAGTTTTAGAATATATGGACACGCAAACGGAGAGCGAGTGAGTTAAAGTTGGCGAGTTAAAGTTGGCGAGTTAAAGTTGGCGAGTTAAAGTTGGCGAGTTAAAGTTGGCGAGTTAAAGTTGGCGAGTTAAAGTTGGCGAGTTAAAGTTGGCGAGTTAAA